CAACCTGACCTGCCGTAACGCTGCGAAGCAGGGTAAGTTGACGGCCAAGACGGCCTGATACTGATTGATTGTGAATGCCCCGCTGCCCTTGTTGGTGGCGGGGCATTTGCTTTGTAACGTAAGAATCTATTTATAGCAACCCCGACAAGGAGTACAATATGCCTACCTACAAGCCCGCAAAAGGTTCGTCCAAGAACCGCAAGACAAAGGCGGATAACAAGAATTACATCGACGCTGCAGTTCGCAGGGAACTTAGCAAGGTCGACTGGACTGGTCTCGCGAAGATGGGCGCAGGAGCATCTCGCGATGCTACAACCAAGCGCATGATGAAAGCAAAGGCTGTCGCCAAGGCTGGCTCAGAAGGCCCGAAGCGACGTAGCACTCAGAGTACCCGCAAGTCTGTTTCACCTAAGCGTAGAAGCAAGTAACGATTCGGCCATCTAATGATGGCTGGAGTACCTGTTTATTCACTATATGGCGAGTCCGCTATGCGAGGCTCGCGTCTGATTGACTCAGCGACTGCGGCACCCGCCCCTCCAGGCGGGATGCCGTATGTCGGTCATACACGCTGCATGGCCAACGAGGCCACCTGTCAGGGTGCTCGTGCCAAGGGCACGGATTATTGTATTGGCCATTTGCGCCAGATGGCGAAAGAGAGCCTGAATGAATCTGAGTGACATTAGATCCAAGGTCAGGTCGATCACTGACATGGACACCACGGATCTCCCTAACGACGTGTTGGACATGTATGTGAAGGACGGCTATCAGCGCATGATTGCGCTGGAACGTCGTTGGCCTTTCTTCCAGAAGTCCTATTCCCTATCGACTGTGGCGGATCAGCGTGAATACACTATTACTGCGATTGGTAGCGGCGACATTCGTGAAGTCACTTCTGTTGTGGATGTTACTGCTGGCGGTAATCGCCTGACTCTTGTCGCCCACGAGGACGCTGAGGCCGTGTGGAACGGCACCTCTGATCTGACTGGCCGACCCATGCACTTCTCCTTCTGGGAAGGGAAGATGCATGTGTGGCCCACACCGAACGCTGCCTATTCGCTGTCGGTGCGTGGCTATCGTAAGCCTGTTGATTGGACTGCGAACACGTCGACTGAGGTGGACGCTGATGAGCGTCTGCATCAGGCGCTTGTTTATTATGCGGTAGCGCAGGTGTATCAGTTGCAGGAGGATATGGAGTTAGCCACGTTCTATCGTGGTTCTTTTGATGAGAATGTCCGTTTGGTGGCGAATGACATTATGCGTCCTTCGTCGCATCGTCCTATGGTGTTGAGCGGCGGACGGTTCCATGAATCGTCAGACGGCTGGCAGTCACCTGTCTACTACTGATGCTGCAGACTGTCATTGTCAACGATTTTACTGGCGGCCTGAACTATCGGGCTGATGCTTTCCAGTTGGCTGACAATGAGTCGCCTGACATGCAGAATGTCGACGTTGACCCCCGTGGTGGTTTCTCGTCTCGTGATTCGCTAGTTGATTACAGCACTGCCGCTATTGGCGGCATCGCTGCTACTGGTTTCGAGCCGAACGGATTATTTGCTTGGGATGGTGCGTATAAGCATTTGATGGTTGCTGCTAATGACAAAGTGTTTTGGACTGCGAGCGGTACTGTGTCTGCGTCGATTGCGACGACAGATAACCCGTTCGGGGCGTCGTTTGCTTCGTGGGCTGTTGGTGCTGATTCGTTTGTTTATATTGCGTGTGGGCATGGCAATCAGGCGTATAAGTGGAGTGGCACGACGGCTACTGCTTTGACGGCGAGTGGTTCGGGTGCGTGGCAGGACTCGTATGCTTCGCCTACTGGTACTCACATGCCGAAGGCGAATCTTGTGGCAAGCCACATCGACAGGTTGTGGGTTGCTGATACGTATGAGAACAGTACGGCGTATCCGAATCGTGTCCGCTGGTCGCATCCTGCGATTGCTGAGTCGTGGCGTGAGTCTGATTACATTGATGTTCTTGGTGGTGGGGACGGGATCACTGCGCTTATACCGTTTGGCGATCAGTTGTTGATCTTTAAGAAGCGTTCAGTGTTTTTGTTGAGTGGCTACGACGAGGAGACGTTCCAGTTGGTTCCGATCTCTACGGAGATTGGTGCGATTAATCCTCAGTGTGTTGCGGTTACGGAGCAGGGCGTGTTTTTCTTTTCGTGGCCTGATGGCATTTTTGTTTTTAATGGTACTGGGTTTACTGATTTGTTTGTTTCGCTTCGTCCGCTGTTGCGGACTGGCGAAATTACTGAGACTGCAGTGAACGGTACATTTGTGTCGTGGTGGGATCGTCGCCTCTTTTTGTCGATGCCGTTGGGTATCGAACCTGAGGTGTATGAAACTTATGATGAGAGTGGTGTTGATTACAATGCAAGTACAGTCAAGTATGGTGGAGGTATCCGAGCGTCAACTCCTACGGTCACGTTCGTGTGGGACTCCACGATTAGAGAGGGTGGCTCGTGGACAAGGTACGCAACTGGCGATGGATATGCATTTGGGCCTGGTACTGACTTCGTACAATCTGATGGCACGCATGTTGCGGTAGTCGCACATGCGAAGAAGCCTGTACTGTTGAAGTCTATTAATAATGGTACGTGTGTAGATACGATCAATAGTACTGATCATACGTTTGATGCGTACTACTACACGAAGTGGCAGGACGCTGAGAGTACGACAGCGAATAAGTATTGGCGTCGACCTGAGATGGTCGTACGCCAGACTGGCTATGACACGAATGTGGCTGTCGATGTGTATCACAACTGGAATAGGTCGTCTGCGGATAGGTCGTTTACGATTGAGTTGGATGCTCGTGATATTGCGGGTGGCTACGAGTCGTGGGTGCAGCCTGATCTTGGGTCTGATTTGGCGAAGGGGAACAATCTTGGTTTGGCCAAGAGTGTTCAGTTGAAGATCTCTTCGAATAGCACAACCCCTTGGGGTATTAATTCGATTGTGTTTAAATTCAATCCGAGGCGGGTGAAGGTCTGATGCCTCGTAAACTGTTCACTGCACCCAACCTTGGTTTCTTGACGGGCAACAATGCTCGCCCTTTGCAGTGGATCTTCCGTGCCTTAAACGAGTATTTCCGCAAGCACATTGGTTATTGGGGCGAGGCAATAGGGACAACCGACATCAATGGCAGGTGCGTGTTCACTATTGACCCTGGGTTTGAACCTGCCGTAGTGCTGTTCTCTGAGCATTATATCTCTGGCTCGGCCCACGATATGGGGCCCTCCCACGTCCACGATCACAGCGCTACGCACATCGACGTTCACTTTCTTACTAAGTCTGGGCAGGACAGGGACTTGGAGGATGTCCGCATTGAGTACCTGATTCTCCCCGAGACGAGTTAACGCTGAAGGGTATTAGTGATGGCTTTATATACGGATTTGGGACTTTGGTACGGCAAGCAGCAGCGGCCCGCAGCACAGAAGCGGGACGCCACTCTTGCCATGAACTCGTACGCCCGTTTCCTCGCTCAGCAGCGAGGCAACAGGCAGGCCATGGATATCGATGTTGCTGGCACTAAGGGTCTGGGGAAGTTGGGTGCTTCGTATGCTAAGCGCGGCCTGTCGTCGTCGGGGATTCGTTCTCGTGGGACTGGCGAGTATGGGGCCCAGTGGCAACGACAGAAGCAGGATGCGTTGACGGGGGCAACTGAGCAGATGCGTCAGTTGGATTTGCAGGATGCGGCTGCTATCGCAGAGTACGACAATCTCATTCAGGAGATTAATCGTGAGAAGGAGCGCCGCATTATTGATGCGGCTACTACGTTGGACAAGTTCCGTCCGTTTTTGGGGAGTTGATTATGGCTACTGCAGATTATTTGGAAAAGCAAGCAGAGAAAAAGGCGCTCGAACAGGCCGCTCTTGCGAAGTTGTGGAATACAACTAGCAACACTCAGGCTGCTTCCAATCAGTATCTTGCGCGCAATCAGGCCGCAAGTGCTGCTGGCCAAAGAGTTAGTCCCGACACTATTGCTGCTGGCATGCGAGCGACAAGTCCTGGTTTTGTGCCGACGAGTCAAAAGTCGTTTGATCAAATGTCGAAGGAAGAGCAAATCCTTGAATTAAATAAGGTTGATTGGAACAGTCCTTTTTTCCAGCAGGGTAACAAGCCGAAGGCTACAACAACAGGAACGAGTTCAACGCCTGCTACTGCCGCACCTGTTGATACTGGCACGCCGTCTAACGGAGGCAGCGGAGGCGGAGCGGCTGCTCCAGTGTCCAATGTAGACGCTACATCGCAAATGTTTGCAGACGCCCTCAAGGCGCTGCAAGCACAGTACGGTGTGTCACAAGAAAACATTAACGCTGCCATTGCACGCATGCAAGCAGACCCATACAACACGGCAAACGCTTATGCAACTATGCAGTTGGCTCCCGCTCGTGTCGCCGCAGATCCGTTGGCCCAGTACATGCAGGCTGCTGGTTTGTCCGATCAGCAGTCCGCTGCTGCTGCGCAGTTGTCGCAGGCAGAAGCGGACGCTTATCAGCAGGCCATGCAGAACGTGCAGAATGTGATGAGCAAGTCACAGGAGCAAGCGAACTTGTCTCGTCTTGCCGATATTGGTTTGATTAATACTGGGGCCCAGCAGGATCTTGAAGCGAATCTGAATATGTTGCGTCTCGGTTTGGAGCGTGATCGTATTGGTGCGTTGACTGGTTTGCAGCAACAGAATTTGCAGAACAGTTTGGATATGCGTAATGCGATTGCTAATCAGATCAGCAGTATTTTCTCGGGGCAGGATGTTGCGCCTGAGTCTATTTTGAAGTTGATTGAGCAGGCTTTGTCGAAGATTAATACGAATCGTTGGACATCGTTTCCCGCGCCTATGACTGGAGTCTGACATGACAGAAGCAGAACTGTTGCTATGGCTAGCGAGCCAAGGCGTTGAAAACTTTGGCGCACCCATTGGTACGTCTGCTGCTGGCAACCTGGGGTTGCAGCAGGACATCTATTCCATTATAGGAAACCCAATATTCCAGTTGCAGCAAGGGCTGATGACTCCCGAGGAGTTCCAGCAGAACATGCAGTTGACTGCGTCGACAAGGGTTGAGCCAGAAGAGATTGATTATTTTTCGTTGGAGCAGACCACTGACGATGAGGATTTGATCACTGGCTATGAGATGATCAAGAAGGGCTACACGCCCGATCAGGTCATGCGCAGTTTGCTTTCGGCTTTGGAGTCAGTTGATTTCGCCAGTGTCGATTCGGAGTTGGTGAGTCTTCAGAAAGAACAAATCAAACTTCTTTC